TTCCAACGTCTCGCAGGCCCCGGAGAACCTCCTGAGCAGCCGCAAAAAAGCAAAAAACGGCAATCTGAACCCCGATGCGCCGCTGACAGAGATGCAGCGGCAGTTCGTCGTGAATTTGGTGGACCACCAGATGACACAGACGGCTGCAGCACGAGCCGCAGGGGCCGCACAGCCCGGCACCGCAGCCTATGAGTGGATGCGCCACCCGAAAATCGAGCGCGCCATCGCAGAACGTCGTGCTGAGTACGCAGCAGCGAGTCAGGTGACCAAGAAACGGGTCATCGACGGCTTCTTGGAGTCGATCGAGATGGCCAAAATCAAGGCCGATCCACTCACGATGATCGCCGGCTGGCGCGAAGTGGGCAAAATGTGTGGCTTCTACGAGCCGACGAAGGCCAAAATCGAGGTTTCGGTGCAGGGGCAGGTGTTGATCCAGCGTTTGAACGCCATGTCGGACGAAGAACTGCTGAAACTGGCCGAAGGGGACCCCAATGTGCTTGAGGGTGAAGTGACTGTGATCGAGGAGACTAAGCAAAATGGCCCTACCGAAGCCTAATTCGGCTGCAGCCAAGCTGCTTGCGGACCGGATTCTTGCCCGTCGCCGCCTTCTGCACTTCACCAAGCTCACGCACCCGCGCTATTCGGCCGGCTGGGTGCATGACGACATCTGTAGGCGGCTCGAGAGGTTCTCTCGAGAGGTAGCTGAGGGCAAATCTCCCCGTTTGATGCTGCTTTTACCCCCGAGGCATGGCAAGCAAATTGCCCACGACGTGCTGGTCCCCACCCCCGACGGGTTCCGTCGCCACGGCGATCTGGCCGTCGGGGATATGGTTTACTCCCCTTCAGGCGCTCCGATCCGGGTGTTGGCTATCTCGGCCGAATCCCCGCAGGACTGCGTCGTCAGTTTCATGGACGGTAGCACCATAGCGTGCCACGAGAACCACGAGTGGACGGTGTATGACCGTTCCCGCCATAAATGGCGGACCGTGGAGACGAAGTATCTGGCTTCTCAGGCGCTGGTTTCTGGTCCCAAGGCCCGGGCACGCTTCCAACTACCGCTGTATTCCGCAGTGGAGGGTACCCCGCAGCAGCTCCCCATCGATCCATACTTCCTCGGCGCTTGGCTCGGGGACGGCAAGAGCAGTGAGCCTGTCCTTTGCGGCGCAGCCGCTGACCTTGAGCACATCTGCGCCCTCGTTCCGTACCCCCGAGGTGCTCGGCATGTGCATCCCACCACCGGCGTTCACTACCAGACATTCGTCGGCGGTATCCGGGCCAAGCTCCGCGAAGCCGGCCTGTTAGGGAACAAACACATACCTCCCCAGTACCTGCTCGCCAGCATCGAGCAGCGCCTCCGCCTGCTTGAAGGGCTGGTGGACACGGACGGGAGTGTAGAGGCCGGCAATCAGCGGGTGCGCTTTCGTAGCGGGTCCAAGCGGCTAGTTGACGATGTCGCCGCCCTTGTGCGCTCCCTTGGGTATCGCGCCAGTGTCGACTACACCCCGACGGACACCCGTGAGCGCCACATCGTGGGTGGGGAGTCGTGGTGCGTGCAGTGGACCCCGCACGACGGTCGCGGCGGGGGTACTCTCCCCCGGAAGCGAGTAGTCAGGACACGCGAGCGCCGCCGCATCGGTGTCCGGTCCGTGACGCGCGGCTCCAGCACCCTAGGGCGGTGTATCGAGGTTGACAGTCCCGATGGCCTGTATCTGGTCGGGGAGACGTACATCGCCACGCATAACAGTGAGCTGGCGTCGATCCGTTTCCCTGCGTGGCACCTTGGGCAGTACCCACACCACGAGCTGATCAACGTGGGGTACAACCTCGACCTGCCGATGGGTTTCAGCCGCAAGGTCCGGGAGGTGTTCCGTGACCCGCAGTACCAAGCCATCTTTCCTGACGCACAGCTCGACCCAGATTCCCAGTCCGTCGAGAAGTGGAACACCACCAAAGGGGGCGGATTTACGGCTGCTGGCCGTGGTGGCGGTATCACCGGCAAGGGCGCCCACATCCTCATCGTCGACGACCCCATCAAGGACCAAGAGGAAGCCGACTCGGCCCTTGTCCGCGACAAGCTCTGGGACTGGTACCAGTCCACGGCGTATACGCGTCTCGCCCCCGGCGGCGGCGTCCTTGTCATCCAGACGTGGTGGAACGACGACGATCTGGCCGGTCGTCTGCAGCAGACCATGGCGCTCATCGGCAAGGAGGGCGCGCCGGAGGGCATCGACAACTTCGAGATCATCAAGTACCCGGCCCTCAGCCTGTCGTACGAGTACCGTGATGACGCAGACCCGGCGCAGCCGGGTCCCATCCTTCGGACCGACGAGCCGATTGACGTCGCCAACCCTCCGCTGGGCTACAGCCGCCACCTCACGCTGCTGCGGCCCAAGGACTTCTGTCTCCACGAGGACCGGTACCCCACCGAAGCCCTTAAGAGGATTCGGGCGAATCTTCAGCCTCGCATCTGGTCGGCCCTGTACCAGCAGAACCCAGTGCCCGACGAGGGCATGTACTTCAAGAAGGAGTACTTCCGCTACCAGCGCCAGCTCCCCAGCCCCAACGGGCTGCGCATCTACACCGCGTGGGACTTCGCCATTGGCGAGAAGCAGGCCAACGACTGGACCGTGGGGGCGACGATCATGCAGGACGAGCTGGACCAGCTGTACGTGCTGGAGATCTTCCGGATGAAGGGGGACAGCTTCCAGATCGTCGAAGCCATGCTCGACGTGGCCACGCGCTGGGGCTCCACGCCCGGCACCGGCTACCTGCTGGGTGCTGAGGATGGCCAGATCTGGCGCGCCATCGAGCCGCTGTTCAAGAAGCGCATGGTCGAGCGTCGCCAGTACCTCCCGTACGAGGTGCTGCGCCCGATGACCGATAAAATGGCGCGTGCGCGCCCCTTGCAAGGGCGCATGCAGCAGGGCCGCGTCATCTTCCCCGAAGAAGCCGCATGGCGCGCTCAGGCCGAACAAGAGTTGCTTCGCTTCCCAGCCGGCGTCCACGACGACGTGGTCGACGCGCTGGCTTGGGCAGTGCAGCTGTGCATGGGTAAGGAGCCACCGCAAGCGTACACCCCGCCTCCGCTGAAGAGCTGGCGGGATCGGTTGAGTGAGAGTTTCGCCGGCAGTGCGTCGCACATGTCGGCATAGGAGAAAACATGCCTGTTAATACCGCTCTGGCCACTCAGGTCTGGAATCGATATACCTATCTGCGCGACAACGGCCACCTCGACTACGTGAAGAAGGCCGCCAAGTGCGAGGACTTCTTCGCCGGCCTGCAGTGGGACCAGAACGATCTGGCCCTGCTCAAGGCTCAGCGCCGCCCCGCCCTGACGATCAACAAGATCATCTCGACCATCTCCAACGTGATGGGCGAGCAGATCTTCAACCGCACGGACATCGCCTTCAAACCTCGCAACGAGGGGGCCACGTCCGAAGTCGCCGACGCCTTGACCAAGGTGTTCATGCAGATCGCGGACAACAACCAGCTCAGCTGGACCCGCTCCGACGTGTTCACGGACGGCATCGTGACGTCCCGTGGCTTCTTCGACGTGCGGCTGGACTTCACCGACTCGCTGCGCGGCGAGGTGCGCATCGAGCAGCTGAACCCCAAGAACGTGCTGATCGACGCCGACGCGGACGAGTACGACCCGGACAAGTGGAACGACGTGCTCATCACCAAGTGGATGAGCCCCGACCAGATCGAGCTGCTGTACGGCAAGGCCGACGCGGAGCTGCTGCGCTCCCGCACCGACTCGTACTACCCCTACGGCTACGACTCCATCGACATCAACCGCGACCGCTTCGGCTCGGCGCGCGCCGTCGGCTGGCCGCTCAACACGGTGACCCAGCAGGAGTACAACAACGTCCGCAACATCCGCGTCATCGAGCGCCAGTGGAAGAAGCTCGACAAGGTGCTGCACTTCGTCGATCTGGAGACCGGCGACACGCGCGTTGTGCCCACCGACTGGGACGACGACCGCATCGCCCAGCACCTGCAGGCCAACCCCCAGCTGGCCACCACGAAGAAGCTGATCCAGCGCATCCGCTGGACGGTCATCGCCGACAACGTGGTGCTGCACGACGACTGGAGCCCGTACAAGCACTTCACCGTGGTGCCGTACTTCCCGTACTTCCGTCGCGGCCGCACTGTCGGCCTCGTGGAGAACCTGCTCGGCCCGCAGGAGCTGTTGAACAAGGTCTCGAGCCAAGAGCTGCACGTGGTGAACACCTCGGCCAACTCCGGCTGGAAGGTGAAGCGCAACGCGCTGACCAACATGTCCACTGCCGAGCTGGAGACGCGCGGCGCGCAGTCCGGCCTCGTGGTCGAGCTGGACGACATCAACAACATCGAGAAGATCCAGCCGAACCAGACCCCCACAGGGCTGGACCGGGTGTCGTACAAGGCCGAGGAGCACATCAAGTCGATCTCGGGTGTGTCGGACTACATGCAGGGTTTCGCGCGCGAGGACGTGGCGGCCAAGAGCGTGCAGACGAACAAGCAGAGCGGGCAGGCGAACCTCGCCAAGGTCATGGACAACATGAACCGCTCGGACTTCATCCTCGCGCGCACCGTGCTGGACCTCGTGCAGGAGTACTACACCGAGCAGCGCCTGCTGTACATCACGACCGACCGTCTGATGAACACGACCGAGCAGATGACGGTGAACCAGCCCACGCCCGAGGGCCGCATCGTGAACGACCTGACGCTGGGCGAGTACGCCATCGTGGTGACGAACCAGCCTGAGCGCGACACGTTCGAGGACACCCAGTTCGACCAAGCTGTGCGTCTGCGCACCGAGGCCGGCGTGCAGATCCCCGACAAGTACATCCTGCAGTCGAGCCGCCTCAAGGAGAAGGCCCAGATCATCTCGGAGATGGAGCAGGCCGGTCAGACCCCTGAGGCACAGCAGCAAGCTGCCCTGCAGATGCGCGCGCTGGCCGCCGACGTCGCCACCAAGGAAGCCGAGGCCACCCAGAAGGGCTCCGACGCTCAGCTCAAGCAGGCCAAGGCCCAGAAGGAGATCGCTTCGATCGGTCAGGACAGCGGCCAGAACGAGATCGCACTGGAGCAGCAGAAGCTGGAGGCCGAGATGGCCATGGAACAGCAGAAGCTCGATCAGGAATTCCAGCTCAAGCAGGAGCAGATGAACCGCGAGTTCGAACTCAAGCGCGAGCAGCTGCAGATGGAGATGGCCCTCAAACGTGAGCAGGCCACCGCCGAAGCAGCCATCAAGGCCACCGTCGCCAAGGAGCAGGCCAAGGCCGCTCGTGTGGCGGCAGTACACAACGCACAACCCCCGGGAGAGGCGTCTCCCACTTCGCCAACGCCGGGTGCCCCGGCCAAAACCCCCAAGCAAGGAGCTTGACCATGCCTTTCGCAATTCGACAACTCATTTCTCGTGGCTACTGGGCTCCGGCCGGTGACGACGGCGCCGCCGGCGGTGGCGGTGGCGGCGATAGCGTGGATCGCGGCGACGACTTCAAGTCGCCTCTGGACAACGCCGGCAAGGGCGACAAGCTCGACGACGAGGACGACAAGTCCAAGGACAAGGGGGGCAAGGCCGACCCTGACAAGGAAGGCGAAGAGACCGAGGAAGAAAAGGCCGAGCGCCTTCGTCTCGAAGCCGAGGAAGAAAAGAAGAAGCGCATCCGCATCCCCAAGTCGCGCTTCGACGAAGCCCTTGGCAAGGCCAAGCAGCGCGAACAGGCGCTGTTGGACGAGATCGAGAAGCTCAAGGGCGGCCAGCAGGCCTCGGCCACGGCCAAGGCGGTCCGGGACATGCGCGACGAGATCGACAAGCTGCAGGACAAGTACGAGGACCTGATCCTCGACGGCAAGAAGGAAGAAGCCCGCAAGGTCCGCCGTCAAGTCGAGGAGCTGCGCGACGAGCTGTCTGAATACCAGACCAACACCAAGTCGGAAGCTGCCCGCAAGGCGGCCATCGACGAGATGAGCTACAACGCTCAACTGGCTGGCTACGAGGCCAAGTACCCCGCGCTGAACCCTGAGCACGAGGACTTCGACGAGGACAAGACCGACGAGGTCGCCACCCTCCTGAACGCCTTCGTGAAGGCGGGCCAGAAGCGTGCCGACGCGCTGGCCAAGGCCGTGAAGTACGTGCTGGGCGCGCCGCCCGCTGCCGGCAAGGGCGGTGACGACGACAAGGCCAAGGAGCTGGCCGACCAGCGCGCCGCCGAGGCCCGCAAGAAGGCTGCCGACGCCAACAAGAAGCAGCCTCCGAACGGCAAGGACGTCGGTCTGGACTCCGACAAGGCTGGCGGCGGCAAGGGCGGCGACGTGGACGTTCTGCGCCTGTCGCAGGACAAGTTCGCCAAGCTGGACGAGGAAACCAAGGCCAAGTTGCGCGGTGACAACATCTGATATAAGATCAGCGGACCGTCGAAGGCCCCTTCGGGGCCCCTTTTCATTGAAAGGAGCCTCCCATGACCCAAGAGATCGATCTCGAATCGGTCCTCCGCGCGTACTTCCACGCGGACCCTGAAAAGCCCGTAGAACTCACCATGTGGACTAACAACGAAGGCCGCATCGTGGCCAAGATCGGCACCGGCGTCGACGCCCCTGAGTACATCGTGTTCGGGAACAACGTCTGCCAGTACCCCCCACCCAAGCCTCCGACGCAGCGCGCCGCAGTTCAGGGCTTCGATTCACACAAAGGCATGGGGGCAAAGTGAACTCAAACGACCTGATGTACTACCTGAAGGGGTTCGTGGACCTGACGAACGAGCCTCCTTCGCGCGACCAGTGGGGGATCATCCGCGCGAGGGTGAAGGAAGCCTCCCCCGTCGAGACGTTCGTGGTTGACGCGCCGCCGATGCACAACCCCATCCACGGCCCACGTCCGTTCCTCGACCGTTCCAAGCTCCCGCCCGTGGGCCCCTTCGCCCCAACGAGTGGCGATTGTGGTTGCGGCGGCGCAACACCTGCGGGACAATCCAGAGTTGAAGGCGGTTGAGGTCTGCAGGCGGTGCAACCTCAACATTTTGGGAGGGCAGTTGCTGCCCTCCCATTTTTTCGTCTATACTTCCGGCAACATTCGGTAGCAGACCCGACAGCTCTGCGGAGACCGGCCTCCTTAAAAGTCGACCTGCGCTGGCCCCAGAGCGTGATCTGAGAGCAATCAACGGTTTGACTTTCACATCCCCTGCCTGAAGGAGGCACAAGATGCTTACCAATTTCGCACTGCTCACCAACGAGCAGAAGACCGTCTGGTCGATGGACACGTGGCGCATGGCCCGGAACTATTCCTTCGTGAACAAGTTCCTCGGCAATGGCTCGAACTCCATGATCCAGCACATCACCGAGCTGAAAAAGTCCGAGAAGGGCGCCCGCGCAGTCATCACCCTGCTGGCCGACCTCGAAGGCGACGGCGTTGCTGGTGACCGTACGCTGGAAGGCAACGAAGAGGCGATGAAGTCGTACGATCAGGTGATCCGTATCGACCAGCTGCGCCACGCCAACCGCCACGAAGGCCGCATGGCCGACCAGAAGTCGGTCGTCGAGTTCCGCAACAACAGCCGCGACGTGCTGGCCTACTGGCTGGCTGAACGTATCGACCAGCTGGCGTTCCTGACCCTGTCGGGCGTGAGCTACGCGATGCGCAACAACGGCGCTGCGCGCGTGGGTTCGGACTTCCCGTTCCTCGAGTTCGCTGCTGACGTGTCGGCCCCCACCAACCTGCGCAAGATGCGCTGGAACGGCACCAGCAAGACGCTGGAAACCAACGGCGCGACCAGCTCGATCGCCACCGCCGACACCCCCATGTGGGAGCTGTTCGTGCAGCTGAAGGCCTACGCGAAGGACCAGTACCTGCGCGGCATCAAGGGCGAGGGCGGCGACGAGGTGTTCCACGCCTTCCTGACCCCGCAGGCGATGGCCAAGCTGAAGCTGGACCCCACCTACATGCTGAACGTGCGCCACGCACAGAAGCGTTCCGGTGAGAACCCGCTGTTCAGCGGCGGCGAAGCGGTCATGATCGACGGCATCGTGTTCCACGAGTACCGCAACGTGTACAACACCTCGGGCGCTGCCAGCGGCTCGAAGTGGGGCACCCCCGGCGCCGTGGACGGCTGCCAGATCCTGTTCTGCGGCGCTCAGGCGCTGGCGATGGCCGACATCGGCAACCCCGAGTGGGTCGAGAAGGGCTTCGACTACGAGAACCAGCAGGGCATCTCGACGGGCAAGATCCTCGGCTTCCTGAAGCCGAAGTTCAACTCGATCTACGCCGGCAACACCACGCAGGACTTCGGCGTGATCTCGGTGTACGTCGCCCAATAATCGCAGCTACACAGGAGAAACTACCATGGCAAAAGTTCTTGCAACGCGCGGGGCCCAGTGGCCCCTCACCGCGAGCCAGGTTG